CATTAAGCCTAATTGAATTGCTTCGTCATGATTCTTGGAATCTTTTAGATATGTAATAAGTTGAGAAGGGTCATTATTGAATTTGAGTCTTACTTGAGCTGGTATTTCTAAAAAAGCTAATTCTGCTTTTTTTATTTGCATAAGAGAGCCCTGTAAATCAGGGATCTCTGTTAAGTCCATATATGTTCCTGAGGCAGCATTTCTGATGTGTGCTATGGTACCTGTTTTTTTATAACGGTCCATGATGTTGTTGATATTTACTTGGTCTTTATATTGTTGTTGAGTACGTGTTGGTTCTGAATTGTAAGTAGCAACGCGTTTGCGTTTTCCTTGTTTTTCAATGATTTTACCATTTTTAAGATCTGCCATGTTTACTCCTTAGTTTTTAATTGAATAGGTTTTTGTTTAATAGCTTTAGGTTGTATGTATTCGAATGCTTTACGCATTCCGTTTGTTAATTGATTGAATATAGTTTCTTTTGCTTTACTTTCGCCGGCTACGCCAGGAGTTCTAGCGTCAATTTCTTTAGCAGTTGCTTTTTCACGTTGTTCAACTGCTTTTGATGTTTCTATTTCTTGTGCTGTCGCTTGAATTTCTTTTCGTAATCGCAGGGCTTCAATAGCTGATGTTGCTGCAGCGCCTTCTGAGTTTTCCATAACAGCTGAGGCACCTGCTGGAGTTGAAGCACCTTGTCCGCCTGTTGCTGAAAGTATTGGATTGAGACCTGCTCTTCGCAGGTCTCTTACTTCACGTTCGTGAGCTGTATTGGACATGTGCCTTTGAAATTCCATTTGTCTGCCTGCTAATTCTGCATTAGCGCGATTTGCTCTTTCTTGTCCTATTAAGGATGCTGCGCCGGAGAAGATTCCTCCGGCGGCACCGTCAAAGAGTCCCATATTAGAACCGTCCTAAAGTTGCTGGTACTGCATAAGTCATCATTGGTCGTGCGTGACGAATTTTGAAATATGCATCGAAAATAAGATCTGGTTCTGTGTCTATAGCAATCGCTCTTTCAATTGGAGTGTTTTGTACAATAAATGTTGCGTTAAGTGACGGTAAAGTTCCGAATTCTTCGGCGAGATGCCATTGATCTAGCGGAGTTGCATAAGTTGAGCGTAATACGCCATGAATTTCACTTGGTTTATAGCGATATTCAGCATAGCGTTCTTGATATCCGAATACTTGTTCGTCTGCTGATGTTCCTTGTAAGTAAATTTCTTTATTTAAGATTTCTTGTTCACCTAATTGTTGTAATTTTGGCCAAAAGAAATCATAGCGTGTTGAGCGGTTCCACATACGATTAATACCTTGTTGATATGTTAGATCTGCTCTAGCACATGCTAGGCATAATACATATCCGTGTTCTACGAATGACTTAGAGAATCCAACATTGTCTCGTGCACCTGTTGCAGCTGTCGCGAAAGATGCAAGTCCTGCTTGTACGTTAGAGCCTGATGTCGAAGAAGTTTGAGGTACTGGGTGTACATTGATAGGAGTGCTTCCCGCTGCGAGAAACTCAGGTCTTTGGAGGCGGAAATCTGGCGATACAACGCCAAAATGAGTTCGTAAGATTTCGACATAACGAGTTCCTCCTCTTGCATCTAATTCTAATAATGATTGTACCATCATTGCTTGACGTAATTCGTTAATAGTTGCGGCTGTTGCTTCTGAGAGATCAGCAAATACCATTGGTAAAGATGAAGCTAATGTTTGGCCTGTTGTTCTTAATAAGAATGTGTCTGCGTTTGATTGGGCTGAGTTATCATATTGTACGTTAGTTGCGCCGCTTGATTCGCGGACGTTTGTAGTTACGCCAATACCTGTGCCTGAGCCTGAATATAAACCGATACCTGATACTGGAGCTGTCGTTCCTAAAGGAAGTTCTACTGCATCACCTTTTTGTGGCCATGGTAGTGCTGAAGTAAAGTAATCGTGACGTTTTCCTCGTTTTAATAATGAATAGTCGGCTGGTGCATCTGGGCCGTCATCCATATTTTCTAAAACTGAGTCTTGTATGTTTTGATCACGGAACCATGCGTTCCAAATTTTATTGTAAGCGCGTAGTGGAAGGGTGTTTTTAAGTGTATATCCTGCAGCGACGTCTGTAGGTAACCCCATTTTATCAAAGATTGTTCCTACTTCTGGTCCGCCTGCAGGAAAAGCTAGTGTTGGTAATACATAGTCAATTGTATCTGCTGGGTCGTCTTGAGCACCGTTGAACCGTTCCCAGTTTGTCCACAGTAATCTATTTGGTACGAAGAAGAAGAAGAAGTCTAAATACATATTGTCCATAATTGGTACAATTTGCGTTGCTAAGCGTGCAAAGCTTGCTAGTTGTACGTTCATTGTATCTCCTGGAAGTACTTCGTCTACCATGATTGGAATAAGGTAATCGAAATCAAAAGCGTCTTTTACTGTAAATGATCGATCAAATGAAGATCGTCCTACGTTGACTGATGGTACTTGTGCGAATGAGTGTTGTGAATATCGTGAGCCTAACATTTATATATCTCCTTTAAGATGTTGTTGTAATCTCTTGAATTTACTTTCGATTATAATTTTACGTGCTTGATTTATAGTCGTTCCAGCGTTTTTGCGCTGATTAAAGCGATTCTCCGCTTGTCGTTGATAGTCAGTTTTTTCTTTTTGGGTTCTTTGTGCCGCATTTTCACATTTTCTCCTTTTGGTTTCTGTTATGTAATTCTCCCAGGCGGCGGGCTGGTGTTTCTGCAGCCATTTTTCGTAATAGCGCGGTATTGAAGCACTAGTGCCGTCTGGAAGTATTACTTGTCCGTAATTAAATATGTCTTGCCAGTATTTTTCAAGGAATTTTTTTCCAATAGCGTGTTTTGATGATTTTTTAGAGATGGGTTGACAATCGTCTTGATCATTGCCATGTACTAATTTTTTTGCTGCATATCTTGCACAGTATCCTGCAGATTCAAAAGTAACCGAGCCAACTTCAATGATTCCATGAAGCCAAGTTTCTTGGAGGGATTGAGAAGAGTAGACTTTGTCTCCTCTATGGTTTGAATACTTATATGTAAGATCGCTTGGTCTATAATTAAACAAAATTGCGTGCCAGTGTGGTCTTTTTGTTTTTTCTCCATATTCTCCTGTTACGAAATATCCAATTTCGTTTGATGTTTGGTGTCTTAATTTTTTCATAAAGTTTTGAAAATCTTCGTATTGTAATTTTGGTGATAATAGATTTTCGTCTGAATAAGTTAGTGTAATGAATGAATTTTCTGGATGCATTTGAGCTTCGTGGATGCATCTGATCGCCCATTGTCTAGCATATTCTAGTCTACATTCTATGCATTTACCACATGGTAATTGAAAGGGTGAATATTCTGGGCTATAACGTTTAGGAGACCATGATATGGTCTTACCGTCTGCAAGGAAGCTGACGGTTCGGGGGCTTAGACACCGCATTGTTTGGGCCTCCGTTTTTTTTTATAGTCTAATTCCACCACGAAAATTACGTGGATTGATATTATTTAGTGATTGAATGCCTGTGTTTTTTTTAAAAACACGTTTTGAGCTACTTTTGCTCATTGGTTTTCGTCTCATCTTTTTTGATCCCCCTGATTGTTCGATATACGTCTACGAGAAATAAAATGATTTGACGTATAAGATTGAATTTTTCCATTGGTGTGTCCTTTTTGTCAAGTTGTGACATTGGTTACCCTTTGGTGAGTAGTTGTTGACAGTTTGCTTACTTTTTAAGCATTCCTGTCAGTGGGCCTAAATACAACAAGTAGTTATATTTAGGCCCCCATTTTTAGACTATTGTGAGATCTGGGTTGGTAACGTTTCGGGAACAGCCTTTAAAACGTTCATATTTGGCGTCTGTTGCGTTTTTACGCTGATAGCCTTGATGACGTGTTGAGGAGTGTCTAAAGGGCTTATAAGCCCGTTTTGATCGTTATAAGTACCAAGGTAGTAAAGGTCATAATCCTCCGGATATTTTGATACCATTGATTTCTGATCGGTAACTAGTTCCCTAAAGGAACGTTCTGCTTCGCCGTGTGTTTTTTGAAAGAAAGGTGTGTTGAATACCTCTGCTTTTGAATCTCGTATTGAGAATGCTTTTAATTCCATTATAAGCCTCCTTTGGCTGAGTTTTTATAACAATAATCCATTGTTGTTTTTGGAAAGAACCAAGATGGGCTTTCCCATGCTAGGTAGCATGTAATTCGATAGAACCAATATTTGATTCTGTTTTTCATTTTTGTCTCCTTGGATCGTGACTGGGAAAC